TTATGCTTTAAAAAGTGCAGTATTTAGAGAAGCGTATGCAAAAGTAGCACCACATTTATTTGATGATGAGAAAGAAAAATTTGTTGGTCCAAAACCTATGAGTCAAGAAGTAGCACAATTAGCTGCTGATTCTACAAGAAAAACAGTAGAACAGATTTATTCGATAAAGAAGCCGCTTAAAGATCTGGGTTATTTAGGGAATAATCCCGATGTGTCTAAGATATTCGATAGAATTTCCAACAGAATTATTAAAATTAATGCCGATAAACTCAATAACCGCGATAATGAAAATGGCGATACTGATGAAATTATAAAAAATATTGGAGTAATGAATAAATTAGCAAGTCAGCTTGAAGATATGATTCATGCTGACGGGCATGTGGATTTTGCTATTAAAAATCTTCCTACTATTACGAAACCAGCTACTACTGCTTCATCGTTACTTGATAATTCTGATATTAAAAAACAGACAGAAGAAACTTCAGATGCTATTACTAGAACAGCAGATCAAGTTATTGATGCAAAATCCAAAGAAGCTGATGCTGTTGTTGCTGCAAATGATAAAATTGCTGAGTCCGAGAAGAAAGTAACAAATCAAGTTACAGATGCTGCAAAAGAACAGAACAATACAATCAAAACTGTGTTTGGTTTGAAGAATGTTAATTCTAATTTAACAAAAACCCCTGTTACTCCTCCAGAATTAGATGGTTTAAAACAGCTTTCTCAAAGGGAATTTGGCGACGCTCAGAAATATATTAAGGTGTATGAAGATACCAACAGAACTATATATACCCTCACTCAGACATATAAAAAACAGTTTGATGCTAATGGTAATCTCTTAGCTGAGGGATATGAAAATGCTATTGCATATTATGATAGTTATGAGAAACTTGAGGGAGAAGCTGTTAAATTAAGTAAAAAGATTAACTCTAATTATGCGAAACTTGATACAGAAAGATATAAACCCACTAATAAACAGAATCCTAATTATCTTAAAAAGTTACAGGATGATATCAAATCTGATCAACAAGACTTATCTGAATTACATAGAATTGCAAGATTAAATGCATCTCTTCCTGATAACGATTATATGTATCAGAACTTTACTCAAGCACTTCGAAAAGGATCTGCTGAATCCTCCAGATCATTATCTGCAACTCGTAAAACAAATCGTGATAATTTCAATGTAAAAAAAGATACACTAAATACGGATATTTCTAAACAGATTTCAGATATAGAATCTCTTGGACAGGCTGGTACTATTGCTGCTGGAAAACTTCAGGGTATACAAAAAAGTTTATCTACTATTACTACTCCTGCTGGGTTAGAGAACGTTCAAAAACAAATCACAGATATTAATGAGCAGTTTGATTCAAATAAAGCTCGTGAATCTGCTTTAAATTATGTGCATAATCTGGAACAGGGATTGACCGGGAAGCAGAATGTTGTTATTGGCACTAAGAATGCTTCTGATAATTTTACCGGAAGTATTAAAGATGGTAAATGGATTGGTCCATTAGCTGGTTTAAATAGCGAATTTGAATCTACTTCTGCTAAACTGGATGGATATATTGCTGATGCAAAAAAACTTGGAGACGTTGGTAAAAAAGCTGCTGACTCATTTTCTACTTTAAAAGAAAATCTTAAGACTTGTTATACAGAATCTGGATTGAAGCAAATCCAAGGCGATATGAAAGTAACTCAGGCTCAACTTACTGCATCTAAAAAGCAGGCTGATGCCATCAAAAATTCTGATATCGCAAAACAATATGACAATGCTATTGATAAGGCAAAAGAAGTAAAATCCCTTAATGCAGAATTGCTTGGATATAAAAAAAAACAAAGTCAATATTCTAAAGGTAGCGATACATACACAGAAATTGGAAATCGAATTACTGAAACAGCTGAGGCAGCCCAAAAAGCAAATGATGCATTTGAGAAGTTAACTCAAAATGACTTTGTGTCAAAGAATTCTGAGGCATTAAAAAATGCCGGAAAAAATGTTGAAGATTATGACAAAGTTGTTCGTGAGATGAAACAAGCTCAGGCAGACGTATCTGGATTTGATGAAAAGACTATCCAAGCTAATAATAAAGAAGCATTTACAGAACAGTATACCAAAGCTATTGAAAAAGTAAAAGAACTAAAATCTGCTATGCAGGATTTGTATAGCTTTGAAGCAAAGGGTGCAAAAGGTCAAATTTCAAGTGATGATTTTATCTCAGGATTTATTGATAGATTTAAAAATATAAAAAATCTCAAAAAAGATGTTGACGAATTCAAGAAAA